AGACTTCTTCCAACTAATCGACCTAGAAGAGAACAAGAAGAACATAAGGGTCTTTTTAGGCTATCTAACTGGCATCAAAGCTCTCTCTGAGGGTCTCTTAGAGCTCTCCTTTGAGGACAAGATGTACCTCTTTAAGAAGAAACGCTTCGCTCTTTCCCAGCAAGATACGACCCTAGAAGCCCTCTTAAATGAGATTCTAGACCAAACTAAAAGGGATGTCGATAGAAGATCATTCTACATTTATCAGCCTACAAAGCTCTCTTTAGGCAACATTAGAACTGAGAGAGTAGCTCGTGCAACTGACATATTCCTTAAACTAAAGGACGAGTTTGGCCTCTTTATCTACTTCAAGAATGTGTTCGAGAGAGTCGGAAACAGCCAGATAATCAACACTAGACCGGCCCTTATAGCTGGCTTAAAGTACGATTTAGAGCTCAGAGGATCTCGTTATATCCCCTTTATCTACCCTTATACTACAGAAGTAGCCGAGAGTTCAGCACCTAGACCTCTAGATTTCGAGGGTGAGGGTGTCCTTTCCGACTACAGCCCTATAATCTCAATAGATAATCTGGAGTATCGTAGGCTCTCTAAGACGGAGGATGTTGTAGTTGTTGGTACTTCACTAAGTTCTACAACCAACAATCAGAACACTATAGGCACTATCAACGGTACAACAATCCTTGTAGGAGAAGCCCTAGAGGATGCTATCTCAAACAGAGCTGTGCGTCTAGACATCAAAATACCCGACATTAAGGAGCAAGATGACCTTCGTTCTTATGTTCTAGAGACCTTCAACAACTATCCAGATAGAGGTTTTACTGGCTCTTTTACCACTTTCGGTGAGCCTCTAGTATCAGTTGGAGATAGGGTATCTCTACGCGTAAACAGTGCTAGAAGTGCTGGTTCTCTGGTAGTTACTGATGAGGTTTACTACGTTGATAAGGTCTCTACCACAGTAAATCCGAACGTTGGCTTTATACAAGAGATCACTTTAGGTGCTAAGATTAACGATTTAAATGGCTAAGATATGCAAGATAATAATGAAAATAAGACCAATAAGGGGCTAAGAAGTCTGCTTAAAACGGTAACTGCACAGCCTCTTCCGTATGCTAAGTTATGTGTTGTTAGAGAGTTGACCGAGGGTAATACTGTTACTGTTGAGCCTTTAGAAGCTCCGGGATTCTCTATGTCAGCGCCTAATAAGGCCAACTTTATCTATAATATTAAGTACTCTCCAGACGTAAATCGCTTTGTCTTTAGACCAGCTCTAGGAGCCTTAGTTTTCATTACTCTGACTGGCCCCAATAGTGGATTTACCTTAGCTGTTTCTGAGTCTGACTTGCTTACCTTGGGTGACGATTCCTCTAAAATAGTACTGCGTTCCGGTGATGCGCAGCTCTCTGCAAGTGCGGCTGACGCTACGAACGATAAGTCAGTTTTATTCCTCCTATCAGATAGGTTTAGGGTTGACCTATCAGGTAATAAGGGGATGTTTGACTATACTGGAAATGCCTTAAATATTCTAGGTCTAGACTCCTATAAACTACAGCAGAGTTGTAACGAGTTTATTGTAGATTGTGAGGGCATCCATAACCTGCTTACAAACGGTATTTTTAGGGTTGAGAAGCTTCGTGAGGCTGAAAGTCTAGAAAGTCAAGTAGCGGAGAGAGCTAGAAACAACGCAAATGTCCCAGTTAAACCGACCATAAGTCTCTCCACACCACTACAGAGTCTGATGTTTTCCCTAGCAGAAAAGATAGCTGTTCTAGTGCCTAACAAGGAGCCACAAACAAAACTGGGGGAGTTAAAGGCCCTAGCAAATGCGATTCACAGTGATGATGAGTTCTATAAACTAGGTGATGCTTATAGGACGTTTATAGATAAAATCGCCTTTGGGAGGTTTGAACGGACAGAGTGGTTGTATATCCTTGAGGGTGGTATAGTCATACAATCTGCGAGAATTACAGACGTGAGTATAGCCTACAAATTAGCCTCGATATACGCACTTCATCTAGCGCTAAAGGCCAATTCTGACTACGCAGACTTTAAAAAAGAGCAGTTTCTTCACTCAGATTATGGTAAATTTTATACTGCTTTTGATCGAAAAGATATAATTTACTCTGGTTCAGAGATGAGGCACTTTGAGGACTTAATGGGTATCTATCTTAATGGTTTAGGTACAGCATTCTCCTCTATACTAGTAACTAACCCACTGGGTAGGGTGCTGTTCGGTAACTATAGTACTCTAGTCCTTCAACCGGAGAACCGGTGGATGCTAAGCGTTCCAGAATTATTCCCCATCTACAACCTCTACAAGCCAATAGAAGGCTTCTCTTGGGAAGACGGCGTAGCCGAGAACGTAACCGCAACCACCGAAGAGCAGTTTAGTGCCGGTGTAACCGTCTCCTTGAAAGGGATAATTAGTGATCTTCGAGACATTACAGACATACTTAAAGACCAGCTAAGAATACTATCAACTAGCTCACTAACTATAGTAGGGGCAACAGGTACAATAACACTAGGCCCGACAGTTGCGACAAATCTAGCCACTCAACTTGGAACGAAATTTGAAAAACTAGACTCCGATATAACCTTCCTTTTGGGAGACTAAAGTAAAAAGACACCCCCAACCACAAGTTGGGGGTTATTTCATTTAATAAGTAACCTATGCTAAAACAACTAATAATCCTCCTCCTAATAATCCTACTTCCCCACAACGCTGTAGTCCTTCCCTCACCCACAGCTGTGAGCCTATTAGAGCCTCGTACAGCCCACCAAATAGTCCTAGAGCTATCAGAGTATCAAAGTGAGACAACAGCCTCGTACAATCGCTCTAATCGCTTCCTAGAGCCAATCAACAACATAAAGGTTCTAGACGCAAGAAAAAACTACAGCAGGATTGATCAAAGAAATCAGAGAATCCTCAACCAAACAGCCAACTATAAAGCCTTCTTAGCAACCAATAAGAGACAACTGTTAGCCACAAGAAGCCCTCTAATAGCCCATAAATATAAAGTTCCCTACGACCTATTGCTCTCAATCTACAGCCTAGAGTCATCCAACGGCACCTCGTCGTTGGCCACAAAACACCACAACCTCTTTGGGATGAGAAGTAGTGCAGACTCTTGGGCCTCCTATAAAGACTACAGAGCCTCTATAATAGCCTTTTGCCGCCTCCTAAGGGACTACTACGACCTCTCTAGACCCTTTGAGCAGCTAGTATGGAAGACAAATCCCTCGATCTCTTACTGTCCCGAGGCTACTTATTGCACTAGGTTGTCTATTATATTACTGTCTATACGGTCTAGGTCTAACTATCTGATTATCAAGTAGTTGTGGATAGACTGTGAGGACAGTACTAATACTCGAAGAACCTCTTTATCAATCAGTCCTGTAGTCTTTTTTCTCATCAACGACCTTTTATTGACGGTCTTTTACTTGTTAAGAAGTCTCTCTTAACCAGTACTGTAGTCTTTTCTAGCTTGTCGGTCTGTAACTAGATAACTGCTTAAAGGACACAGCTGCTTAATATACAGAGTAGCAGGCTTATAGCGACTTAGAGAGTATAATGATTCTTTGAGTAAAGGACTGTCTAGTTAGAAAGCCTACGGCTACAGCAGGTGGATCAATAACCCTCTTTAACAACCTCTTAAACAAGGCAGTCAATCAGTAAAAAAGACCCTCTAGACTGTATATTAGATAGCTGTTTAGACTGCACAGCTGCTTAATATACTAGCTTTAGAGGGTCTTTTGTTGTCTAGTAAGGCTACTTTCTTTGTGTTCTGACTGTCAAACAAAGGACTATCCAGCTAGAAAGCCTTCGGCTACACTCCTTACTGTGGATTAGAGATTATAGGCTGTAAATAATATCCAGTAATGAAGGTTCTTAATGTTCGACTGAACAAGCTGTTGAGAAATAGTTAGCAAAAGATTTTTTTATGTGGAAAATTATATTTACCTTAGCCTCAGATTTCAAAGGAGGTCTAGATGTCAAATCTCAAACGTATCTCTAATAGAGATTCTCGACGAGGGAATCTTTTCTTTAAAAGGGTTGAGAGGTCAGATTAAGGTCTGGCCTTTCTTTAAACCTAAATCCTTACATTTTTTAATTCGCAGGTAATACTCTCACAAAAATTGTAAGGATTCTTCAAACTGACAACTTAGCAACTTATTACTTTAACAACTTAACAATCAATAACTTATGGAAACTTCAACTTCAAACACCAAAAACCAAAGACCAGCCAACCTTGTAGTTGTTCTGGAAGACCACATCTCTTACCTAGGTCAGAGCAAAATAGTAACTGAACTACCTAAGAACTGTCTTTTAGACAAAGGTAAAGTAGGTTGCGGTGGCACATCCTTAGCTATTTCTAGTCCAGACAACTATGTTATAGCAGTTCCTTTTGTGTCTCTTATTGAGAACAAAGTGGCTCAACACCCAGAGATAATCCCTCTTTACGGTGCAATAACTAAGGAGGAATTTAAGGCTAGACTAAGAGAAACAACTACAAGGAAGGTCATTATGACCACTTACGACTCTCTAGAGTACCTAAACAAGGTCATTAAAACCTCTGATTATAGGCTCCTAGTTGATGAGTATCACCTTCTTTTTACTCAGTATGCCTTCAGAGAAGAGGCTATTACTGCTGTCTTAAACAACTTTAGGTCATATAGAGACTACTGTTTTATGACTGCAACTCCTATTGAGGAGGACTTCTTGCTGGAGGAATTGGCAGATTTACCTATTGTAGAGTACCACTGGCCAAACACTTCTTTGGTTACTGTGAAGTCTGTATCCTGCCCAAAGGGTGTCTTTAATAGCGCATCTGCCGTTGTAGAAAGTTTTAGAAGCGGCCAAATAGAAGGCAATCTGTACCTCTTCGTCAATAGTGTAGCCTTTATCAAAGAGCTAATTGAGACTCTAGGACTAACTATTGAGGAGTGTAACGCTATCTACTCTAAGAGTAACAGGACTGTCCTACCTATTGCAAGAGGTGTTTTACCCAACTCAAAGGCTGGTTTGGTGCCTACAAAGAGGATCAATCTATTGACAGCAACTGTCTTTGAAGGCTCTGATATTTACGACCCAGACGGCAAGATTTATATTGTTTCTGATGCTGAAAAAGCACACACCTTAACCGATATTTCTACCTCTTTTCAACAGATTGCTGGTAGAATTAGAAACTCTCGCTTCCTTGATGAGATTACACACCTCTACAGCAGCACTAGATATTCAGATATTTCTTATGCAGAGTTTAAGGGTTCTGTAGAAAAAGAAACCCTCTTAGCTAAACAGATGGAACAAGAATTTAACAATATGTCAAGCTCTGTTCGTCATAGACTACTGCCTACGATGAACTTCAACGAGCTGTATGTCTCAAAAACAGACGCAGAAGCTACTATTAGATTTAATCCAAACTTGACCAAACTAGACCTTTACAACTTTAAAATCTGCAAACACCTCTATCAAATCAGAGTAAACCACCTTGCTGATGAGCTAGAATCCTACGGATATAAGGTTGAAGGCTCTGTAAGCAGCACTATAATAGCCTATGCAAGACGTGATAAGGCTTCTTTTAAGGAGGTATTGGAGTCGCTTATGACCTTTTGGGAGCCAGAAAACACTGCTAAAGAGTACTCCGAACAAGAATCTGTCTTCCTACAAGAGACTCTAGCTAAGTATCCCTTCTTAGAAGAAGCTGTAGAAGTTCTTGGTTTAGAGGGTATTAAAGAGCAGAACTTTGTGATTACTAACATCAAGAGACAGCTTATTAAGAACCTAGACAGTCCTGTTCAGTACAAAGTTTTTAGGATGCTAAAGACCTACAACGACCTAAGTGCTGGTTCTCTTGTAACTGGAGCCACCTTAAAGACTAGGTTTACGGAGATCTACAAGGAGTTGGGGCTGAAAAAGACTGCAAAGGCTTCCGATATTGACACTTACTTTCATACCAACCCAGTCATTAAATGGGTTGATGGTAAATCTGTAAGGAGTTACAGTCTTCTAAACCCTAAGATTATCCTTCGATAAACAGCTTAATCCTCATAATTTTTGCTTCGGGGGGTATAAGGAAAATAAAAAAAAAGAGGAATTTCAACATTAACAACTTAACAATCAATAACTATGCTATACGCGATAAAAGACAATAAAAGAGTAAAAGCAGAAACCAATCTACGTAGAGTTTAGAGGCTCTGTGTATAGAAAAACTACAGAGTTTGGCTTCACATATCTCAAGAAGATTGACCTAGCTAAGAAGCTAAGCTCATCAACAACCAAGGATCCACAGTAAGGCTTGTAGCGCGTAGCGCGTTCCTACTAAGCAACTGCTCTAATCCACAACCCCAACAACTAACAACTGTTGGGGTTTTCTTCTATAAGCCCCTAGGAGCCATTCTAAGCCCTCTAAGCCTAAGGGCTGGCCTCTGATACCGGAATCTATAGAAAGTGCCTTAGAGTTGCTCTAATAGCTCTACAGAGGATTCTAGGCTGTATATTAGATAGCTGTGCGTGCTAAGCTGCTTAGTAGGGCTGTTTATGCGGTCTAGACCTAACTATCTGATAATCAATTAGTTAGGCCTACACCGTATAGACAGCTTTTAATACCTCTACCTCGAGCTTAATAAAAAATATTAAGGAGCTTCATAATCCACAAGAGGCACTTGTAGAATCTTACAGCACCACAAAGAGTACCACGTATTGATATTTTTCTTATCTTTGCAGTACAATTAAGATAACATACAAACCCTTTTAAACAACCACAATTATGGCAACTTTCGCAGAATACGAAGAGATCGGAAGATCAAAACTAGTCAACTTTCTAAGCTCAAGAGGCTACAGTGATGTCTCCTTCTCAACAAACAGATTCTCACCTTATGACGCTACAATCAGAACATCTGATGGTGAGGTCTGGCTTGTAGAAATCAAGGTTAGAGCTGAGAAATACTCAACCTATCCAGATATGCTATTAGAGGAAAAGAAGCTGATTGCCCTTAAAAGAGAGCAAGAAAACCTCGGAGCAACAAGGATTTTCTACTTTAACTTCTTTATAGATTCCCCAATAGTTAAAATTGCTTCCTTGGAAAACCTTCCAGTTTTAACCTTTGAAGGTATGGGACTTCCAAAGACTACAGCAGCAGGAAGAGGCTTTATTTCTAAGGCTGTAACCCTAATCAAGAACTTTAAAATCTTTAATCTTTGAGCCTTATGAAAGACAAAAAAGACAAACAACAGATCTCTAAGTCTAAAAAGACTACAGCAGTGGTTCCAAGAAAGAAGAACTACGACGATCTAACAGCCTACTATTTGACCTTTATTGAGACTAGAATACCTACGATAAGGAGCCTTCAACCTAGAGAAGCAAAGGCTTTCAATAGATTTTACCACAGTCTAGGAGCTATTCTGAAGTCTTTATTCTACAAAAGAGGGCTACTAACCTTCGAGAATGTGGCATTCTATCACAACTTTGAGGACTATTTGCAGGATACTTTCATTACTTTGGTTGAGAAACCGGAGTCCTTTGACCCGGAAAAAGCTACAGTTGTAGCCTTTGCCTATAAGATAATCCTTAATAAACACCTTGATACTGTGAGACATACGAAGATCCAACAGTCCTTTACAGAGAGAGCACTCCTATTTGTTGAGGAGTTATTAGAGGCTAATGGTGAAGAATCACCCTTTGCTGTAGAATTTCTTGCTAGACAATCTTAATATTACCTAACCTTAAATACCTATTACACTATGAAAACTTTACCTTTAAATGTTCTTTTGAACCTAGATCCTACACTAACTGTTGCTATTGCACTTGCTATTACTGTAGTTTTTGGTGTTATCCTATCCTTTTACGCTGTAATCAGACGAGCTGAAAGCTTAACTGATGAGGTCAATAGATTGGCTGACGAGGCTGATCGTATTGCTAAGGGAGCCTCAGAGCTTACGGATGAGGAAGTCAGACTGATTGTCCGTAAGGGTGATTGGACTCTAAACCCTCACAATCAAACTTTCTACAAGGCAGACGAGGACGAAACATCAAAAAACGACTGATATGAGTGCTATAGAACAGACCTTACAGCCCTATCTATTAGGTGATTCCCTCTGGTTTACATCTCTGTTTGTCTCTTTTGCCCTTATTTCGTTGGCCTCCGTCGCTATATCATACGACGAATCTGCTGAGACGAGGGGTTTATTAGAGTATTGGGAGCGTAGTATTAAGGATTTCTTTAGGAGATTGTTCAATTAGACTACAGCCTTGTAGTTGTTTTCTCACCCTCAACCTTACAGTTGAGGGTTTTTTCTTGGTACTTTGGAGGGCTCTCAAGGGTACTTTAAGGTGCTGTCTATAGTGGTTCTCTACTGGTTTTAAGGACTTTGTAGTCTATTCTTTGCTGATTTAAATTCTCAAACGTATATCTATACAGAGTACTACAGCCTCCTTAGTTTAACGGTAGAACGACTGTTTTGTAATCAGTAGGTGGGATTTCAATTATTCCCGGAGGCTCTATATTTGGACTTGGCTGAGTGATCAAAGGCATCAGACTGTAAATCTGACGGGCTAACGCCCTACGCTAGTTTAAATCTAGCAGTCCAAACCACATAGGGGGGCTTAGTTCAGATGGCTAGAACACTACCTTAGCAAGGTAGAAACGTGAGATCGTGCCTCACAGCCTCCACACAAATCAACGAAAGTACATCCACAACTAGGCTTGTAGCCCGTAGGGCTTTCACTCTTAGCAGTAGTAATAATAAACAACCTCTTATGCAGACCACAAAACAACTACAAGACGACCTACAAGAGCTAGTTATAGGAGCTATAAAGGACGGCTTAATAGATCCAGATCCTCGTATTAGAAAGTCCTATCTAGATGTCCTAGCTAAGACTCCTTTACTGTCTAAGATACTCTTAGATGCCTTTACAGAGGTAGATAGCCTACTTACAGAGGCTGATATTATCTTTATAGAACCCGCTGAATAAGCAAAAACTACAGCCTTATGCTAGGAGATAACCCCAAAAGAACAACCAATAGACCGCTAGAAGTGCGGTCTTTGCATAAGAAACAAGTCGAAATAGCAAAGGCAATCCTTGATTCAGAGGCTAAGTTTCACACAATAAACGCCTCTAGACAGTCTGGAAAGAGCTTCTTGATCTCCAAATTGGCCTCTATTTTTAGCCTACTAAGGCCAGCTATCTTGGTTGTTTCACCAACGTATGAGCAAGTCAGAGTTATTTGGGATAATATCCTTGCAGACGTTGCTTTTGCACCCTATATTCAGTCCAAAAAGGAGTCTAAACCCTTCGAGATAACGACTAGAAAGGGCACTAGAATAACCTTTAAGAGTGCTGAAAGACCTGATACACTAAGAGGTGGCTCATATGATATTGTGATTTTGGATGAGTTTTCTTTCTTTAAGTCGAATGTTTTCAACCCGATTATAAGGCCAACTACAGCTGCTAAGAAGAAAGCGAAGATTATAGTGGCTTCTACACCGAAGGGAGTGCATAATGACTTCTATTCTTTGGCTTCTAGAGCCCTTGTAGAGGAGCATAAGGACCCAAATTACTGTTATTATCAGATGCTCTACTCGGATAATCCGTATTATGATACTAGAGAAATAGACGATGCAAGGCTTAGATTACCCGAGGCAATCTTTAAACAAGAGTACTTAGCTGTCTTTATTGAGGATGGTGGAGAGGTCTTTTCCGGTATTAAGGAGGCTACTTTAGAGGTTGAGGAGGCAAGAAAACTACAGCACAGTGTAGGAAGTTTATTGCACAACGAGTCATCCACAACCCACAAGAAGAGATTCTTTGCCGGTATCGACTGGGGCCGTTTAACTGATGATACCATACTAGCAATCTTAGATGAGAATAGGCAGCTAGTCTATATTGAATCCTTTAAAGGTTCTTGGGATGATCAGATTAAGGCTCTAGGAGCGATTCTAAAGCTCTATAAGCCAATCCTCTATGCGGAGTCCAACGGTATCGGAGATCCTCTTATATCGGCTCTAAAAGGCTCTGGAGGCTATCCTGCTGTGAAGCCTTTTACGATGTCCCAAAGCTCTAAGCAAGAACTTGTAGAATCTTTACGGATGCAGCTTGTATTGAAGACAGTAACCTTACTTCCAGAACCTCATCTAATAGAACAATTATTGGCCTTCACCTTCACACAAAGAGCTGGAGGTAAAATATCTTATCACCACCCAGTTGGAGGACACGACGATTTTGTTGATGCTCTCCTATTAGCAAACTACTCATATGAACAACACAATAAAGCCTTTAATAGACCAATTCTCGGACTTAGGAGATCAGTCAACCCAGCTTAGGATCAAGAAAGCACCCTTCAACTTGGCTGTAAGAGGTAGTCTAGAGGACTCTAGATTGCTCTTTAATTGCAATAACTGCGGTTCTAAGATTGAGACAACTGAGCGCATAACTCGTTGTCCCTACTGTGATTCTCCTAATATTTCCTTTGTTAAGTTTACAAGATTCTAATAAATAATCTACAAGATATGCCAGCAAAAGCAGAGAAAAGCCCACTCTTTATCGAGGTTGAGGAGCTTAAAAATAGAAAATACGGTTCACTAATTGAGGATTTATCAGAGTCTTCTAATGAGATAATTGGCGATTTGGAGGCTTATGCTAAGCAAGAAGTGGCTGTTTATCTGGACTCTAGGTATGATTCCGAGTTCATTTTCGCACAAAGAGGGGACAAAAGAAACCCTCTAATAGTGCGTCTAGTGTTAGATCTTGTAGTCTTTTACCTCTACGAGAGGACTAATAGTATCGAGATGCCACTATCCTTAAAGGATCGTATTGAGGAGAATAAGGAGCTGTTAAAGGGTCTTTCCAACGGTACTTTAGCACTGAACTCACTGCCTAAGAGAGCTATAGAAGACCCTCTGAAACCACAAACTACGGCCTTTAGAGGTGCATCTGTTAGCCGATTTAATGATGCCTCCTATCTAGATTAAGCCTAAAACAACCACAGAAATGGAAAAGAATAAACAAAACAGACCCACAAAGTCGAAGATTATACCTAAGTTGAAGGCTAATGTAGAGCGTTATAGCAATACTAAAGAGACCTTAGAGACCCTTCGTAGGGCTATTGAGACAGCTGAATCTAGCCTCTATCCTAATAGATATAATCTACTGCAGATCTATCACACAATCACTAAGGATCCACATCTAACAGCCCTAATAAACCACAGAAAAGAGCGGATTAAGGGTCTTAGCTATAGTCTTATTAAGACTACAGTGGACCGGATTGAGCCTAAAAGTACTCAGATCTTCTCACAATACTGGTTTAAGAACTTCTTAGACTACACCTTGGATGCCATATTCTTTGGGAATAGCCTTGTAGAAGTCTATGCTGCACAAGGAGAGGACCCAGATGCTGTATCTCTAAACCTCATTCCGAGGGAGTTTGTTATACCAGAAGCTGGTCAGATTAAGCTATCTCCAGAGCAACAAACTGGTGAGATCTCTTACTTAGAGGCTCCTTATGATACACTAACGCTGGATATTTCACAGAATCTAGACCCGAAAGCTCTTGGTGCACTGCTTCCAGTCGCTAAGTATGTGCTCTTTAAGAATGAGGCTTTACTAAACTGGTCTCAATATACGGAGATCTTTGGACAGCCTTTAAGGGTTGCTACTACGGATTCTGATGATATTGATGAGCTAGATTCTATAGCTTCATTTCTAGCTAATCTAGGTAGATCTGGTTATATGATTAAGAATAGCTCTACTTCTGTAGAGTTTTTAGGCTCTGATAGCAAGGGTTCTACAACTGAACTGTATGCTGACTTTGTTGATTATCTTGACAAACAAGTATCTAAGGCTATTGTAGGCGGTACTATGCTGACTGATGAGGGGTCTTCTAGAAGCCAAGCAGAGGTTCACGAGAGAGGTTCTCTGATCTTTACTAAGGCTGATATGCGCTTTGTAGAGACTGTAATCAACAGATTGCTTATCCCTAAACTACAGAATCTAGGGATTATTACGGAGAAAAACCTCCTTTTCCGCTTTGAAGAGCCAGATCTAGCTACGATTGAGGAGAAAATCCTTATAGATACTTTCCTTTTAGAGCACTTCGAGATCCTAGATAGAAACTACTTCCAGAAGCGTTACGGAGTATCTTTGAGGCCTAAAAATCCTACAGAGCTAAAGAAAGCCGTCGCTACAGACAAATAAAAGGGCAGTAAGAGATGAAAATGACCACCGAAATTAAGGGATTTGATAGAGTAGAGCGTAAAATAGACCGTCTAATAAACGGTCTAGATTACGAAAAGATCGTTGTAGAACCCTATAAGGAGCTCTTAGATGATAATATCAAGGACTTCTCTAAGTCTGGAACTCTACTTAGGAGCTTTAGAACGCTTAAATCTGGAAGAAGATTGGCCCTTATATCCTCTGCTCCGTATGCTAAAATACAGAATGAAGGTGGTCGTATTCTTATTACAGAGCGTATGAGACGTAAGTTTTGGGCACTCTATTATGAGACTAAGAAGCCTCTCTATAAGGCTCTAGCACTAACTAAGGAGCGTTATATTAAGATTGAGCCTAAGTTATACACAGAGGTTTCAAGGACTCTCTATAAGGCTAAAATGCAAAGACAACTACAACAAGAACTAAGGAAATTATGGAACAAATAGGACTTTTAGCTTATATCTATAGGGTTTTTGAGCACTTTCTGAGGACAGAAGTATCAGAAATACGCTCTGTAGATCTCTTTTTTAATCAGTTTTATAGCGAAACAACTGGTCAAACAGATGCTCGGTTGAACCCAAGAGCTCTTGTAGAAATTAGACCTCTAGAGCTGTCTCAAAGGGGTAATAATATACAAGAGGCTGTAGTTGAGATAGTTGTGCATCTTGGTATTGACATCTTCTCAACCTTCCGAAATGACTCCGAAATCCTCGATCGTAATATCCTCTATCTGACACTCTTAGACTTGGTATTCCGTAAGATGAATCGGATTTCCTCTTATCGACTTCCTGTTGAGATTAGGGATGAGCGGTTTAAGGTCTTTGCTATACGGAGAACTGTCACTGAGTTGGCTACTAATCCAGAGGCCACAAAGGTTTCTTCCGTTACTTTTGAGGCTATTGTAGAGGACTTTTCAGCAACTAATAATGAGATTATTGAGGCTGTTACAGAGGCTGTCTTATCAGATGTTTATGTTGAGAATGTTACACCCACCGGTAAGGAGCTGATAATTACTCCGTTGCCTAACTAGAAAGCCCTTCGGGCTACAGAAGGAGGCCTTTAATGCTAGAAGAAGTCTATTTTTATTTACAAGATGCTGTAGAATCTGGAGGTAATCTTACTACGATTCCAGCAGAAGACAGTGGCTTAATTGAACATTCCTTAGAGTTATTGCCAAATCTACCAGTCTTAGTGCAGCTGTTATTAGTGCTTGTAGTTATACCAATCTACTATATTGCGTATCGTTTAATGACAGATACAACCTTTAGAGCAGATCTTCTGTCGATCTTTAAGTCTAGGAAGCTGAACTTAGTGCCAGATATTAAGCTGGATCAGCACGAAATCTTCGTCTATAAGATAGCTCTACACAACTATCTGAGGACTTTGAACCTAGAAACACCCCTAAAGAATAAGGCTCTAGCTATCATTTTGACAAGGAAAATAGAGGTTGTATTGGAGAAAACTACAGCATTCTTAGCTGACTTTGTGGCTGAAAAGCATACTGGAAATCTAGTTAATACGATGCTTCTCCTAGTTGATAATATTGTTTTTCGATACGAACAAGGCATCAAAGTGCAGTTTAGAGAGGCTTTTAGGGACTCTTATGAGGACTTATTCAAGATAATCTACACAGAAACCTTTGCTCCACAGCACGCTGGGAACATCTCATACATCTTAAAGGGCATAAAAAGCCTAGACAACTCAACCTTAACTGATAATCAAAAGGTGCATATGTTCTTCAATCTACTGCATATAGCACTCGATATTGCTATCTTAGACTGCGAGAGCACCTTTAGAAAACTAAATGGAACACTTGATAAATATAATGCTTTATGGCTAGAAAAGACTACAAAGTAAGCAACGAAAGCACCTTCGATCTATTGATTCAGAACGGTGATTTTAGGGTTGAGGATGCTACGAGGACTCACGCAAAGATCCTTATTAAGGCCAACAAGGGTGAGATTAGGCAATATCCCCTGCTTGGTATTGCTATTGAGCGCTATATCGGCTCAAATGTTGATACTCTTATTATAGAGGACGCAATCAGAGAGGGCCTTAGACAAGAGGGAATTAGGATTAAGAGTCTATCCCTAGTAAGAACATTATCAAATATTGATGTAGAATTGGAGGTACAATAATGGAGAGTGCAGAGCAATCTTTTGTCAAGAAACCGAACCAGAACTTCTTGGATTTCGTGTTAACGAACTACGGTTCATTAGAGTATTTGGCTGATATTTTACGGTCTTGTTCAGAGGAAAGTCTTGCATTCTTTGATAGACTGCCTACAAATAGCCACTTGTCGTTGGTAAAACCAGCACCTTCGGTTACTTCTGATAAACTAAAGAGGGCTATCTCATATGCTGCTTCTGGTTCTTATGTTCCTCCAGCGCCACCGAGACCTACTTATTTGGAAAATGCTCTCTACTTAACTGGTACAGCTAAGGTGCTTAAATACCGTGGAAACCTCGCAGATACTGCCGCTTGGGCTACTATCGAGGTTGATGAATCAACTGATTCTGTACTTTATCCAACTGCTACGCTGGCTTTAAGTCCCCTAGATGGTACTATTACAGTAGTTAGTTCTGGGTATGTAACTGGTATTACTATTAAGGGTGTTGGTGGTAATGTTCTTTGCTATATGCCAGCTGTTGAGGGTATTGGTGATGGCTATAATGATATATTGCATAATATATATTCTAACGCGGCAAACAACTATAATAACCACTTTAAACTACAGAATGTCATTCTAAGTACAACTTGGGTCAAGGATGTTCCTCGTTATACAGATCCTTATTTAGCGGGTTATTCACTTGAAAGTCTAGGTACTAACTTAGTTCAAGGTAGTACTTGTGAGGTTATACCGAAAATTGCAAATAATGGAGCTAGTGTAAATGCTACACTTTCAATTATTAATGGTCAACTTAATATAATACCAACTAATACCTCTGGTGTTTATAGAGCTGGTCGGAACACACTATCTGCTCTACACGCTTATAAGCTTGTTATTGACGTTGTATCTGGTACTAACCCTGTACAAATAAGTCTTACAAATTATGTAAACGATGTTACTTATCCCGTAACAACCTTTCCGCAAATAGCTTATACTAGATACTTTAGACCTTTAGTAGCCCCTGAAAATTTAAATATTAGAACATTTGTAATAGCTGTTCAGCCACCTAGAGCAATTATAGATAATTTCTATTTTTACAGAGTACTAAACAACCTTCTGTACGGCGTAAAGAGACCTCCACACGCTTTACTAGCAGGACAAGATGCTTCTAATTTCACCTTAACGAACCCAGCATAATGGACAAGAAAAGACCCTCACAGAACATCCTAGACTTCGTTATAGAGAACTACGGAACACTCAACAGAGGTGGCTTAGAACGCTTCCTAGACGACAAAAACAGCCTTCTAGACTTCAGAGAAGAGCCAATAAACAAGACAATAACTATGCCAAAGAGCCTTACATCAGAGGCTCTAGGCATTCCTATTGCCTCTTGTGGAGATAACGTACCACTACCCTTTTACACCTATCCAGCACTCTACTTTGGTGCTACAGAACTCATTTATGATGGCTCTTTAGCTGCCGAGGGTGCTGCATCTGTAGAAGTTATCGCCCCCTTAGACGCGCTAAACTATCCTCCAGCTATCCTTGTAGTAGATTTAGCTGGCAATAAAATCAAAAGAAACAACCTTTACGAGGGTTTTGCTGCCGGCTTTATAATCAAGAATGCGGCTGGAGAGCCTATAATTAGGGTTGAAGCTTGCGAAGGAAAAGCCTACAATAATAACACTAGAGTCTATAACGTTTATGCTAATCCCACAGCACCAAAACACTTCACTATAACCAATACCTCACCCAATCAAGCTTGGAGAACTGGTGTTGCAAGGGCCTCGGATCCCTATCTAAGAGGCTGGTCAGAGACTACCTTCCTCTCTGATAATCTCTTTAATTACGGTTCTTGTGATACTGCAATACCGGATATCGCTGGTTATACCAACGTTTTTGAAGGCACTGCAGCCTTTATTGCTACAGATTACGGCAGAGATGGCACACGTTGTCTAGCTGTCTCATCACCAACCGGGAGTAATCAGAAGAAGTATATCGAGTTTGGAGACCTTCAAGCTGCACCCGAACCTCGCTTAATAGTTGGTAAAAGGCTGCTGTTTTCCCTCCTAGTTTACGAGGTTTTAGCCCAAGAAACTAGCTCTTCTATAAGATTATCTGGTACACAGAGCTTTTATCAGAACAGCTTAGCACCAGAACCCCTAGCCACTTGGTACGAAAGAGAGTACCTAACTCCTGCTGTAGCCGAAGGCTTTTCCTCTTTGATAGTCGCTATCTATAATGAACCTCAGTGGTTAGCAGCGGGATATAAGCTACTATTAGACGATCTAAGTCTCAGAGTAGTCGATTATTTTGTCCCAAACAGAGTCAGAATGCCCTACAATCAGCTCTACAGTGGTCTAGATGCAGACGGTAAAACCCTCACCCATCCTCGATAAGCAACTCAAACGTATATCTATAAACAATAATAAAGAACTACAAGATGCCAGAGAATACAGTTTATCCAACCTTTTTTATCGTCTTACCAAAGGCTTACTTTACACTTTGTCCTCCGTTTGAGGTCTATAATCCAACCTTTGGTCTAGATGCCAACAACGTTGCTTTCCGTATCTACGAGCGTTTAGGTGATGTTATCTGGCGCTACTCCGGTCTAATGTTCCCTCCGGGTGTAACGAACTACCTCTTAGCAAAGGAGGTCAAATTCCAAATGACAGACGATTATATCTTCTTTTGGCCGACAACTAAGCCAGAGAACGGTGCAGAGTATATCACCAATCCGACTGTCTTAGACCGCTTTGAGAACACCTTTGGACTGCCTGATAGCAAGAAGAACATCATTAGAGTTGAGGATTATCTCGAGATCTTTAAAGACTACAGATTCCGTCTAATAACCTCTCAGATGGTAAGAGACCGTCTAAGAGTTAATCACAATCTTGTTCCCGAGGACTTTCCTGTTATTCCTTGGTATATGACAAACTGCGACGAGAATATTCCTTGGGGTAAAAGTGCAGAACAACCTACTTCAACAATCTAATAATCTACAGATATGACCGAGATAAACTACACTCCGAGGACAATAGACTCGATATTTAAGGAGCTTCTAACTGAAAAAGAGACCCTAACCAATCTAGCAAGTCTAGTAAAAGACCCTACAATCCTAGACCAAAAGACTCTAATAAGCTCTCTAGATAGCTCTAAAGTAGCTGAATGGGTACTTTGGCTCTATAATGTGGCTGTTGCAGCTAATATAACCGAGATCGGTATCTCAAAAGCCGTAGAAGAAATCAAAGAACTGATTGAAAACCAGATAATCTTCACAGCGCCCTTCTTCATCAAGAAAGCCAAAGAGTTTCAATACCCAGATCTAGTAAGAATCAACCCAGATACTTATCAGATTGAATACGAAGTAATCTCTCCAGAACGACAGATTATATCCTCTGCAACTGTAACTACTCTGCCATCTAAGTTGCTCCTAAAGGTCCGTAGAAAAGACACAGACTCTCTTTCAGCCGACGAAAAGACAGCTCTAGAGTCCTATTTAGGAGCTATTAAGCCCGTAGGAACACAGATTGAGGTCTATAATTTCCCTGCTGATGAGGTTGGTCTATATCTGGAAGTCCTATATCAAGGTAATGTATCCCTTGCAACTGTAAAAGCTGCTGTAGAATCTACAATAAACGACCACTTACTGAACCTAGATTTTGATGCAGTTCTTAGGATTTCTGGTTTAGTTGATAGGTTACAAGCAATCTCTGGTGTTAAGGATGTCTGGTTTACTAATGGAACTGGTGTATCTGATACTGGTTTACCAATAGAATTTCAGCATACCTATAACTCTAGAGCTGGTTATCTAAGGATTAACCCAGCTACTCCGTTGTCAAGTACAATAATCTACACTCCAGTTTCTGCATAAAGACCACCACTCTGTATATTAGATAACTGCCTACGAAAGCAGTTGTTTAATATACAGAGTAACCTTTAAAGCAGCTGCTAATGAGAAAAAAGACTACAGGGATTGATCCCTAAAGCCCCACTTAAAGACTCAATTACCTATGTTTACAATAGATTACCCCTACTTATCAGCCATTATACCCGACGTACAGAGACGCTCTGGGCCTATCAGAAGAGACTGGTTATACCTCCTAAATACCCCCTTAAAGGACACTTATGAGACCTTTTCTGTAGATGTTTATGCCTTCGCAGCCCTTCTTGCAAAGCATACTGTGCAAACAATAAGCCTAGAGCACCTCTTAAACAGCATCTTTGCACCGCTTCCAAAGCCTATAAAAATTATAGATGGCAACTGGTTAGATGGGGTCTATATCTATCAGAATGACGAACGCTACAGAATAGAAGACAACTATATCTATCAGCTATCAGAAACACCTAATCCTCTGCTTGTTGTGCCAACTCTTTATACTACAGATGCCTACGAAAGAGACCAGATTGACTTCCTAATACAGCATCCAACTCTGACTACAGACCAGTTAAACCACCTAAGATACCTAGTTGGACTATACGCTATAGCAGGAACAACCTACAGATTAGAGCTCTATTGAGCCAAAAACAAAGAACAAGAACAGATAACAACAACTACAGAATATGAAAATACTTGACATTCTAACTGGTGGTATGCCACTAAAACTAGACGATTTAGACTTCCTACAAGACTCTAATACTGAATTAGCTGGCGTTCTAGGGCGTCTAATACCCAATTTATCAGATCCTTCTGGTTCCCCAACCTTTATTGCAGAGGGTGGTCTAATCACTCTAACTGGTGCTGGAGGTGTAAATCCCACACTAGAAGTAACCTCTGGTTGGCTCTTTAGAGCTGGTAAGTTCTACGAAATACAACCCCTTTCACAAGTTCTAGCCACGGGGACAACCCTTGCAACTGTATTATCAACCTACAGCTTTACAGCTAGTTACACACAGACTGGTGCAAGAGCCTTCGCAAACGGTTCAACAAAGAGTCCTCTACGCAACGAGATGTGCCGCTTTAGCACCACAGCTACTGATTGGTCTGTACCGGGAACAGTCAAAAGATTTGAGGAAATCTTCAAAGACCTCGTCAATAGGGACTCAAAAGTCGATAATACCTTCGAGAATCCAGCTACTTTCCCAGTACAATATTTTGATGGTGCACACACTTACTATCGGGATTACCAACTCAAAGAGGGTCAGCATACTATCAAACTAAGTACTCCAGTTGGTGCAAATGCCATAATCTCGAGGATTCTACCCCACTCTAAGGTCTTTGATGGCTACGAAGTTACTGTAGAGGTTAAAGCACAAGGAACTGGTTTAACCAGAGCTGTAGGCTTTTATCGCTCTGTTGTAGGAGGTTTAGTTGTATCAAACTTAAACCTAGACTCCTTCACAATACCATATAATGATTATACGGGAGCTGGTCCAGACCCTATTGTAAGGATTAAACGTTGGATTGATTGGCTTGTAACATATAATACAACTACACACCCAGATCTTTATGAGTCATTAGAGGGTCAATACGACATTGCATATAGCATACAAACTACCTTCAAATTGATCCTAAGATGGAACTCTCGCAGCTCTAAGTGGGACGAAGTTGCTCGGTTACGCTTGCTTTCTTGAGGCTCTCTTGTTGTTTTTATTGTTTTTCTTTTATTGCTAAGAGGAATAGCCTTCGGGTTGTTCCTCTTTTCTATTTTAGCCCTCTAGGAGCCTCTGTGCGTCTATTAGAGCGATTCTAAGCGAGGATCACCCCTAGAGTGGTATAAGACCCTCAATCTTCGCAATCGTGGCTCTAAAAGGCTCTAATAGCTTTACAGTTGTTAATGAGAAAAAGCCTTCGGCTACAAGTCTAGTTGTGGGCTTAGAGCTATCCAATAGCATCCTCTATCGGTGTGGGTGTAACTATCTGATAATCAAGTGGATAGATCTAGACTGTGAGGACAGTCGTAATAAGAGCACAACTGTCTATTATACAGCCTAGAGAGTTATTGAGAGGACTCCTCAACCCCCTGCTGTAGCCCGTAGGGCTTTTATGCTAGACAGTCCTATGCGGAGAGAGTCTCTATGCGCTATCAATTGAAACACATTTTTTTCCCCAGAAGATTCCTTATATTAAGGAAACCCGGGAAAAAAATGTAGTAAGATAGTGGTGGTGGTGATGATGCTAATAAGCCAAGAGCTCTGCTATCTTTTTTGCAGCTGCTATAATTTTTGTGGGAGTATTACCTGCGGATTAAAAAAGACAGCCGTTTTATCTACATATTGACCCACAAACCTCTCATTATATTAAGATTATGTTAGACTATCTATACGGTTGATTGTGTGTAGGACAGATAGCTTTAAATAGGAAACCCCGACAGCTTTAACTGTCGGGGTTTCCATCTTGAGTCCTTTTACACCTCATTTCTTAGTCTTTAAAGAGTAGTCCAACCCTCCCTAATAAATATACGGCAAAGGTAAAGGATTTTTTCCACATAAAAAAATTATTTACTGTTAAAGAATCATAAAAATTCATAAAAATTCATAAATCGAGATCGACCCCCCCCCCTTAACAACCTTAGTCTGTATATTAGATAACCTACTTTAATGGTCTAGCCTTGTAGTTGTTTTCTCATAAACAACTCTTTTTTTTTATTTCAATTAGACTGCTGTAGTCTTTTCTAGCTAGTTAACCTTATATCATCAATAAGTACTGTAGTCTTTTCTAACTAGATAATCCTTTGTTTGTCTAATCCTGTAGTCTTTTCTAAATGAACAACTGTTCTTATTATCAATAGAGAAAAGACTACAGGACTAATAGATAATAAAAAGACTACAATACTACTAATAATCTATAGATATAGCTCTCAAGTATTCTATTAGAATATACGTTTGAGAATTTAAATCAAAAAAAAAGAACTGTAATAGGCTGTATATTAAGCAACTGTGTATATTAAACAGTCGTTTATAGTGCACAGCTATCTAATATACTCGGTTGCGCCCTTTTAAAGTTGTTTATTCAGTCTAAGGCTAACTATCTGATTATCAAACAGTTGCATCTAGACTGTGCAGACAGCCTCTAATAAGCTATTAGAGCCCTTTTAAGAGGCTTTAGAGCCTCACTGGTATCTTAGCCCAAAAAAGACTACAGAGGGCCTTAGATTGGCTCTAATAGATTCCTAGGGCTAAGGAACAGTTTTAGATAATCTAGCCTTGTAGTCTTTTCTAGCTGCACAGCCTCGAATCACCAATTCAAATCTCAAACGTATATCTATAAGAACAACCTTAAAGCCTATACTTATGCGGACAAACAACCCCAAAAAGATACTCTTTGTGCTCAATTATACTGCACTAACCGGGGTATCAACGTTCACTTTAACCCTCCTAAGAGCCTTAGTTGAGGCTGAGAAAGCCACTAAAGAGGAGATTGATGTACTATTCCCAAGGCAATATAGCAACGAAACACTCTTCCTACAGACCCTAAGAGCTGAGGGATTCTCAGTTATCTATTATACAGAGGACCTTCTAGAACAACTACAAGACCGTTATCGACTGATAATAACCAACTACGATACCTCTGAAACCTATAATTTCAAGGACTTTGGGTTGCCAATAAAGCACTTTACACACAGTCTAGACAACAGTCTAGCTATCTCTAAGGAGGCTTCAGAGGTCTTTACATTCTCGGAAAGGGGATATTCTTACCTTCCTAAAGTCTATAAAGACCTCAGTCTAAACCCTAAAATAACCCTCATTAGACAGCCGATAGACCTTGAGTACTTCTACTTTATAGGCCAAAGACGCAAGGATTTAGATCGTTTACTGCTCTTTGATGGTCGAAATGCTGCCTTCAATAATAGTAAACTACTAGATGCAGCGGCTGCGACGGGTCTTTATTACAGCTATCTAGGTGCCTCTGGGGATCAAAAAACAGTACTTAGACGACTGGATGTAAGGCCAATACTGCAGCAAAGCTCTGTAGTTATTGCAGTTGGAAGGTCTGCTTTAGAGGCTGTAGCTACTGGTAAGGTGGTCTTAATAGGCAATCACAGCCAACAAAATGGCCCTCTAAACTCTGAAAACTGGGCTCAACACAGAGAAACTAACTTTTCGGGCTGGACAAAGGATAAGGTAACAGAGTATGATGCCAACTATTTTGTCGAGATATTGAGAAAACTACAAAAACAGAGCCCAAAAGATAGACGATTAGAGGCTAGACACTTGAGATCTAACCTAGTTGAGGAGGGTTTTTCAGCCTCTTTAGCTGTCGGAGATGCCTCTTACTCGGCCCTAGCTGGTCTATTAGACAGCTGAGAGGGATAAAACAACTACAGAATTTATACTTTAAAACTATCATATTATGACCCCATTAAAACCGAGAGTTGTCCTTACTACAGAGGATTTATCTAAGAAAGGCCCTCTAAATATCAAGGTTATCACCGCTGGAATTGATCTAAAAGACCGCTTCGAGAGCAATCCAGTTATGCTTTTTGATCACGATACCTCAAAGATTTTGGGTAATTGGACTGATCTAGAGTTAGATGCTGCTGGTAGAATGCTGGCTACACCTAACTTTGATTTGGATGATCCTTTTGCAGCTAAGCAAGCTAAGAAGTTTGACAAAGATATGCTGACCTCAGCTTCTATCGGTATTGACGTTGTCGATGCCTATTTGGAAAATGAGGTTGTTGTAATCTCTGCATCAACCCTTTTAGAGGCTTCTTTGGTGGCTATTCCTGCCAATAAGAAGGCTAGAAAAGTCGTTAATTTGGATGCTACGTCTGAAATTGAGGCCCCTGCTGTAGAACATCTGCCCTTCCAACTCTTTAAGGGTGGTGTCAATCTATCAAATCTATCTGCTGAACAGCTCCTATTGAGCCTCTTCCCGAAGGTTGATGAGGTAGAAAAGACTACAGAGCCTGCTGTTGAAGTAGAATCTGAGGTAGTTACGCTAGAATCCGAGGCTGTTGAGAATGTAGAAGTACCCACCGAAGTTGAAGAATTAGAGGCTGTGGAATCCCCTGCTGTAGTTTTTCCTACTGCACAGTCCGTTGAAGAAACAGTTGGAACAGAACCAGAACTGCCTACGGAAACAGCTGTTAAAGATACAGAGGAGGTTCCCGAACTCCCTTTTTTAGAGCTCAACTTAACGGCCACAGAAGAGCCTACAATCGTAGAAGAAGCTACACCAGTCGTTGAAGTTGAGCAAAAAGATCTAGAGATTGCCTCCATAAAGACCCAGTTGACTGAATCTACCGACCTAGTTGAAAGACTACAGAAGGAGATTGCTGACCTAGAGTTGGAGGTTAAGGGTCTTCTAATAGCTGATGCAGAGAAGGAAAAAGGGCTGACAACTGTTGAAAGTCTGGCACTTAAAGCGACTGATAATCTGCCAACTCTGCGGGAAATGCTGGCAGTTTTAGAGCCAAAACAACAAAGTCAAATCTCAAACGTATATCTATCAAAGGTTATTAAAGAGGCTCAACAAGCCGCTGTAACTGGACCTAAAAAGACTTATGCTTGGTATCTAGCTAACGATAAAGCTGGTCTAAGAATGCTTGCAAAGAGTGATCCTGCTGTCTATAAGCAACTGGAAAAGGACTTTGCGGAGGCTAAAAACCACAAGTAAACTGAACTACTCTATTTTTATTAAATACTCATTTTCATTATCCTAATCTCTTGCAATTATGCACAATACACAACTTTGGACTGCTGATTTCGCAGCCAATCTTTACGACACAGCCGATTGGTTCCGCATCGGTAAAGACCTTTCTTCTTACGTAAAAGGGTCTATTGTTCACGTTCCTAATGCGGCTGCTAATACAGTTCCTGTTGCTATTGATGGCACGACTGTTTATCCTGTTCCCGCAGTTAAGGTAACTTACGCTGATCTGACGTTCACTAACAAAATGATCGCTACTAGCCCTCGTTTCGTTACGAATATCGACTCAGCTGAAGCTTCTTTCGATACGAGAAGTGCTGAAATGGCAGAAATCGTTGGTTCAGTTAAGCAAGCTATCTCTGCTGAGGTTGCTTACGGCTGGGCTCCTGCTGCTGCTTCTACGGCTTCTATCATCCTTTCAACTGGTGCTGCTAGAACTAACGTTTACGGTAACGCTGCTGCTAAGGCTCTGACTTTCGCTAACATTCTTGCTGCTCGTACTCGGATGGCTAGAAACAAAGCTAATATGTCAGCTCTTTATCTGATCGTTGACCCGGTTCAAATGTCAGACTTGCTGCTTATGCCTGAGTTCTCAGCTGCTGATGAACTGGCTACGAAAGTTGCTGTTGACGGCTATATTGGTCAAGTTGCCGGTATGAAAGTTATTCAGAGAACCCTTGGTGTAGCTTACACCGGTGCTGTAGCTAAGCCTCTTGTAGTTGATTATGAAGACGTTTACACTACTACTCACAAGAGTGCTGCCCTAGTTGTTGATGCTTCTAAGGTTGGTTACGCTGTTGGTACTATGGAAAACGGTGAAATTCATATGGGAATCACACCTTACGCAACTGGTTACTACGCTGACGTTCTGCAAGGACACACTAGAGTAGGTGCTTCTGCACTTTACCTAGCTGACGCTGCTGGCTTCGTTAAAGGAACTGTAGCTATTGTAGAAGGTTGATTTTAGCCTTCCTTTTTAAGATTTAATCTGGGGCCTAACTGTAAGGCTATTGAATCGCTAATAAGCAGACAAAGAGAATCTAGGGTCATAAGCACCCACCTCGATAGCTTGTTAGGCCCCAACATTATTCTCTTAATCGGGCTTTTATTCTTATTATCAACATCTTAAAAGACTACAGAAATGGCTTTACCTAATACACAAATAACTGTTATTGGTCAGATTAGCAGACCAGCTCTTAATACCGACGGTATTGCTGGCTTCCTATTCTACAACGATAACATCGCGGATCTCTCCGTCTTTACTACTACTGCTAGAGTTGTAGCTTTCACTAATCTTTCTGCTGTTGAGGCTGTTGGTATTACGGAAGAAAGCACAAACTTCAAAGCTGAATGGTATCAACTGAAGGAATTTTTCAGAGCTGGTGGCACTAAGATTTACGTCTATATTGCACCTAAGACTGCAGCCTCTTATGACTTCGACCAAGTTAACGAAATGGCTCTTTTCTCTGAAGGTTCTATCTCTCTTTATGCTATCTATACACCAGAAATTGCGCTTGCAGAAGCCAAAGTAGGTGCTCTAAATACCATTATGGCCTCCTTTGAGACCAACAAACAGAACGCTATTGCCCTTTATGCAGCTAATACTGGTACTCTTAGTCTGACTACACTGCCCGATTTGAGGGCTGGAGCAGCCTCTTTACCTTATGTTTCTGTAGTTATTGGACAAGATACCGAAGGTTTAGCACTAGATCTGACCACTGCTGGACTGAAATCAGTGCCTGCTATCGGCCTAATCCTAGGTACTTTAGCTGTTGCTTCAGTATCAGAAAACATCCTTAACGTAGGCAAATACAACTATACCGACGGTTCTAACCTAGTTATTCCGGGACTTTTCCTTAATAACGGGGTTACAAACAACATCCTTAGGGCTGTCAATCTGTATGAAAAGGCCGACCTAGATGAGCTGAATGATAAGGGTTATATCTTCTTCAGATACTTCTGTAACTATCCCGGCACTTATCTGTCTAACGACAATAACGCTGCTAAGTTGACTGACACCTTCAACTCAATCCACATAATGCGGGTTAGAAACAAGGCTGTTAGAGAACTGGATAAGGCTCTTGTACCTCTAGTTGGTTCACCTTTGCTCTTCAATTCTAACGGAACTCTTAGAGTTGCCTCTAGAAAAGTCTTTGAACAAGCTGCTGCTTCTGTCCTGCAATCTATGCAGAATAAGTCTGAGATTTCTGCGTATAGCATCTTTATTGATCCTACACAGAATGCTCTGGCTACTAAGACTGTAGAAGTTGCTGCTACGATTGTACCAGTTGAAAGTGCTGATTATATCAACATTAAGCTGGTTTTTGCTCAGAATATCTAAAATAAATCTAATAGGAGGACCACAATATGCTTACCATTAAACAAGGTGAAGACCTACTTATCCCAGTTAGATTGTTCGACAGAATGGGCCAATTGGTTGACTTAACGGCTGCTATAAAGATTAGAGCTGCTCTTTATGTTCGGAATCTGAAGTCCTTTAGCTATCTAGATAGCACTAAAGAGACTACAATTCCGGGTTATGGGCTTGCAACTGTCAATAGCACAGACAATAGCACACTCGATATTTATTTGACCAGAGAGCAGAGCAAAACCTTTGCAACTGGCGAATTGAGGGTTAGAGTACTTGCTTCTTACCCAGATCTGCCTCTAGAAGACAGAGTTGAGGAGTACGAACAAGTCCTTGGTGTCATTACTGTAGGCTATCTGAAGGACGAAGACCTCTCAATCTGAGCCTAAATATTATACAACAACTACTTAAACTATACTATTATGGCAGATTTTGGAAGAATTGATGCCCTTAGAATCAACGGAAACAACTACGATAGAACTCGTTGTACTATCGAGATTTCCGGTCTAGGCATTCAGAATACAGACCTAACTGACTACACTAAAGGTATTTCTTATACTGAAACTCCTGACATCCAGTTTGATTACTCGCTTGGAAGCCGCAGACCTACTGCTGTAGGTTTTGGTAATATCGTATCTTCTGGTTCCCTAACTCTATCTGATGCTGGCTTAGCTAAGCTGGATGAGATTGCCTTCGCAGCTTCTCTTCCTTCTCTTATCTATCTAGGACAGACTGGTGGAATCAATATAACGATTACCTATACGACTTACAACGGCGACATTAAGACTGATGTTCTTGAGCAAGTGTACTTCACAAACAGAGAAAACGGTGTAAACACCGACGAAGTCCTTTATTCTAGAGAATTAGCTCTGATTATCGGACGTATTGAAGCTAACGTTCAGTAAGCTATAACCAACGTTGTAGTCTTTTCTAAGTGAGCTATCTTACCTTCACAAGCCCAACTATCATATAATTCCAAGGTTGTTCTAGGGGTTATCTATATGATGGTTGGGCTTTCTTTTTGCCTTAAAAATCTCAAACGTATATCTATTAGTAGATAACAATTAACAACCTATTAAAACCCCTACAATTATGGAAAAGACTACAACTAAGAAGGCCAAAGTGGCTGAAAACAAGCCTCTAACAGCCGACAAAGCCAAACAACTACAGGATTATGCCTCTAAGAAAGCTGCTGGTTATACAACAATCGAGACTACAATCGACGGCGTAAAGAGAACGCTACGCTTCAAGAAGCCCTCAAAGGTAGTTTATAGCAATATATTCTCCTTTATGAGCAAGAAAGACTACTACGAAGTACTCGATATTCTCATCAAAAACCTCTATTTAGCGGAGCCAGACTTTGATCTAAGGGACTCAGAAGTAGATAAAATGCAGATCTTCAACGAGGTTGCAGCACGCTTTTTGGCCTTCACAAAGACCACTATAACTGTTGTTGATGACCCCCAAAGGAGACACAACTTCCTATTTTCTCTCACAGTAGCTGCCTCAAAAGAGCAAAGAGACTACGAGGAAAGTACCCCAGAGTCCTATAATCTACTGATTAAGCCGCTTGAAAGGAAAGACTACAAGGAGATTTTCAATAGACTAATTGACTCACCTCTATCAGCTGTCAACTATATTATGCAAGATTTGCTGGTCGAGGAATCAAGAAAAGAGGCTGATCTCCTAGGCTTAGATGCCCTCGCTTACGCCTCAACCTTCTCAATTGCTGACTATCTGCTGCGCTACAAAGAGGCATCTATTAAAAAAAAATAGACTCTTATCTTGAAGAGGGTATGTCCTTTTTCGACGTAATAGACGCCTCAATCCTACACAACTTCCAGATAAATCCCTTCAATTTATCGGAAGAAGACTGGATTAAGGCTTATGTAGCTGTCCTACAGATCTCGAAGGAGAAGAAGAAAAACGGACATAATTGACAACCTAGAACCAACTACAATATCCTCTTAAAGAGTCTTGTAGTTGGTTCTCTTTAGATAACAAGAAAGAGTATGACAGAAGACTTAACAATCAACTTTAAGACCAACGCAGAGCAGACTGGGAGGTCTTTTGAAGGACTAAGAACTAGCCTTTTAGCTGTAGGAGCTGCTGCTGTAGCTGCCTTTGGAGCTATCGGTAAGGGTGCAATAGATAATGCGGTAGCCTTTGAGAACTTCGAGGCCACTTTAACAGCATCTTTGGGTACTGTAGAAAAAGCTAATGCAGCCTTTGATATGCTATCTAACCTAGCTTCTAGTACTCCTTTTGAGCTTAAAGAGCTTATGGGATCCTATCAGAAGCTAGTTGGACGAGGTCTAAACCCCACTAAAGACGAGCTGATAGCCCTTGGGGATGTAGCTGCAGCCTCTGGAAAACCCTTTGATCAGCTTGCGGAAGCTATGCTAGACGCCGTAACTGGTGAGAATGAGAGACTAAAGGAGTTCGGTATCACAGCTAAGAAGTCCGGTGATAAGGTATTCTACACCTATAAAGGAATAACTACAGAGGTTGAGAATACTGATAAAGCCATTAAGGACTACATACTCTCACTAGGTGAGCTAGATGGTGTAGAGGGTATGATGGCTAAACAAAGTAACACCTTAGGTGGTGCAATCTCTAACCTAAAGGACACCTTTGCAGCTGTTTCACTGGCTATCGGCAAGGAGTTATCTCCAGTTTTACAGCCTCTGATTAGGGATTTCTCTGCACTTATGATGAGGTCTATTCCTGCTATAACTAGGGGTTTTAAAGAGTTAGTTGACATATTTACCAACTTAGCTACCTCAGCTGGACCTATTTTAGAAGGTATTTGGAGGGGTCTAACCGAGATCTATAACTCTGTAGAAGACCTACTTAACTCGTCTTTTGGGACCTTTTTGGAGGAAACCTTCGTAGTTCTTCTAGGTAAAGCCTACGATTTACTTCAAAAGGCTGCTGGAGCTATTGCACAACTGTTTTCTGGCTTCCAAAAGCTCTACGAGAGCTCAGAACCACTACAAGGAGCCTTTAAAGCTATTGGTGAATCCCTAGGCTACATAATGGATATAGCCTCCGAATTGATTGCAACCTTCAGAGTAATCTACGGTTTCTTTACTGAAAACACCTTCGGACAAGGCATAGTTAACTTCTTTGTTGAACCCTTTGAGAAGGCTTTTAAGATCATTACACGCATTCTAGGTGCCTTTAGAGAGGTAGCATCCTTCGTAAACGACGTATTAGGAGTTGCAGAAGCAGCTACACCGGCTGGTACAAGGACTAGAGCGCTACCAGCACTCACAACACCACCTGCAGTAGAAGAAATGACTACAACTGGTGGTGGAACCCAGAGTAATACTGCCCACAACACTGGTCCAATAGCCCCCACAGAAACCCTAATAGGTAACACTGGTCCAAAGAGTATCACAATCCACATTGAAACCCTAATTGGAACACAAACAATCTCTCAAAATGAAGACCCTCTAGTGGTCAAGAGACTGGTAGAGAGAGCTCTTCTAACCGCTGTAGCAGACGCGGCGTCTTCATATTGATAAAGAGGATATGACCAACTAGCTAAGAAAAGTAGGAGTAGAAATGATCTGCTGTAGTCTTTTCCTACTAGTTGGTCATTTATTAAACAGTAATAACAATAGATTATGGCAAGCGTAGATACACTCAATATAGCAGCTCATATAAAGAAAATCCTATCAACTGGAAGGACTCTTTTGACTACAAGAAACCAATTTGATGCCTTTGATGCTCGTTATCTAGACGACAAGTACTGGAAATTGGACAACTTTGGCAATCTAACTAACACTTGGTTCCGTCTTTATATCGGTGATGGTCTTCTTCCCGAGGGTGGATCAATCCCAGACTACCTAGAAGAACTTCCAATTGACGGTTTAGGACCCTCTTATCCGACAGACATACTAGTCTTCGGTGTCTCTATCGAGATTTCTAGGGCTCCAAAGCTGATAACAACCCCTATTGTAGGTAAAGAAACACCAGTCTATCAGAGATTCTCTAACGATAGTTACGACATAACGATAACTTTTAATGAGTCTGGACCATTCTTTTGGCAACAAAATAGCCTTCTATTAACCAAACTACTTGCTGTTTTGGCTGCACCACAGACTATAAAGGTCTCAAATCCCCAGCTTAAACTGATTTACGGTATAGATAGAGCTGTCGTAACCGACTATAGAATTGGTCAAGATCCTCGGTTCTATCAGAAAAACAGAGTTCAGATTAAGCTACGTTCTGATTCAGATTACGACCTTATTGTCGCTACAAACAAGACTATCTAACAAAGGATTGTCTATCTAGAAAAGACAGCCCAACAAAGGATCATCAATCTAGAAAAGACTACAGGACGGCTTAAAAGTAAAAGACAATCTAATAACAAGTAAGGAGGCTAGAATGCTATACTCAATATATGCTAAGGTTCTATTAGCCACAAACTTCGAGTCAACCTCTGTAGAAGAGGGCTTAGAAAAGAAGTTTAGCTCGATAAACCCACACTCAATAACGATAGAATCCTCAGTTGATGAGCTTTCCACAATAGCTAGAGTCATCATTCCCATCAAAAACTCGATAGTCAAAGAGGGTCAGATACTCTATACACCCTTAGCTGGAGGTATGCCAATCCAGATTTCTGTAGGTGCAGAGGCCATTATCGAGGTAGCCTACTTCAGAGACTTCTTCCAACTAATCGACCTAGAAGAGAACAAGAAGAACATAAGGGTCTTTTTAGGCTATCTAACTGGCATCAAAGCTCTCTCTGAGGGTCTCTTAGAGCTCTCCTTTGAGGACAAGATGTACCTCTTTAAGAAGAA